CCCATATTTCTCATTGCATTGATGTCATTGTCTGCAGTACCAGGTCTTAAATTAGACTTTAATACTCTTTCAGCAATGAACACCAAGTTTGGTGGAACGATCAGTTTCTGACCAGTTAAAGCGATAGGTATACCTCTGTCATCTTCTGCTTCAGAGATTTGAATTAATAATGTCTCTAAAGACGTTTCACTCAAATCTGCTGGTGTAGCAAGAATGTTAGAAGCAGTACCACCACCTCCTAGAGGGTGAGAAGCGTTCAATAAAGTTACTCCGTCACCACCTAACTGTGCAGTGTTAGTTGCGTTGTTTAAGATGTTTGCACCTTTAATTTCTTTAGTGTGTTGCATTGATCTTGCTAAAGCTCTAGCATATTTTGCACCTAAAGATCCGTATAAACCATCTTCTTCAGCTTCCTCAGTAATTGAGAATGCTAAAGCAATAGTTTCATGTACGTATCTTGATACAAATCCTTCTCTGCCAGATTCATAAGATATTGCAGCACCTTCAGCTTTTGTTGGTGCAGCTCCGAAGCCGATCATTTGTACATCTTCTTCGAAAGCTTTTTGTGATTGCTCTGTAGAGTATATCTCTCTCCATTGTTCTGGATATCTGTCATACTCCATACCAAACACGGTATTTAAACCTAGATTGAGCTGTTTGGTAAATAGTGCTCTATTTAATGCCATTGTTCAATCTCCTTAGACACCAGCCTGACGAGTACCGTATAAGTGTAAGTTAATTACAACTTCTACGTCAGCATCAGCTCCGACATCGTTGTTTGGTTTGTCTACTAATCTTAATATTCTCAAGACTTTAGCAGTAGTAGCTAGTGTACTAATATCTAATTCGTCTGTTGAATAACCGAAAGTAGTGTTTGCAGTACCAATTGTAACATTAGCCAATTCACCTACGTTTGCGTTTGCGAATGTGCCGTTACATTGAACTTGGTATGTTATGTTTGGATCGTCATACACTAAAGCCTTTACTGCAGTATTAGCTTTTACAGCTGTACTTGCATTCCAGATTTTAGAGAACTTGACATCACCAGTAGAGTTTTCAATGTATTCCACTCCGTAAAATACACCTAATGCTGTTCCGCCAGCAGTACCTCTAATCACTGTACCATCTGTAGTCATAGTTACTAAGTCTCCAGATGCGATTGCAGTACCGTAGCTATTAGCAATAGGGTATTCTTGTGGTCTGATAACTCCACCTGTTAAGTGCCTCAAAGGTACGAAACCAATGGGTGTGTTAGCATTTGCCATTTTTTAGTCTCCTATTTATAGTTACTCTTTAAAGCCTCCTCTAGTAACTGAAGTCTTGAAGGACTTCTGAATAGGATTTCCAGGTTGCTCTACTTTGTGGATATCTTGTTCGACCGATCTCATTAAGTTTTCAGTCATTCTTGCGTAATACATATTACGTTCATTTACCATTTCTTCTGGCATTTCACAGAGTAGCATTCCTTCGATACCTATATGACCAGCAAACTTACCATGTTCTATCGTTGGATAGTGATCAGCATCTTTAACCGTTTTAGGGTCACGAGGTTGCCAACCTTCTCTCAATCGTTTGGCTACGTTTGTCGGTGTTTCCTGACCTAAAACCATAGTTGCAATCCATCTTTGTTTGTAACCAGGTCTTGGTGCAGGAGCCTCCAATAAATTACTAGGGCGCCATTGTGAAACCTTTGCTTTATCAGCTCTAGTTTCGTTATTTATTTTATTACTCATAGTCGTGCTCCTTTACCTTCACGTATTGTTGCTAAAGGTTTTTACTTCTTTAGCAAACCGCTTTAGTGCCGCTTCATCATTAATATCAATACCAAAAGTTTGCGCAGTTCTGATATCATCTTGAGTTAGCTTAACTCTATTGCTGTCTGTTCCTTTTTTACGAGAAACTCCAGCTACAGGAGATTGCACTCTGTTGTTTTTTTGTACTACATTTTTATCAGTTTGAACAGTGTCTTCTTCATTTTTAGAAAAATAAGCCATTCCAGATGCTTTAAGTCTTTTATCCATTTCAATGTAGTAATCTGGATCATTAACATCCCAACCTTCTTCAGTAAGTTCTGCATCTATGCCATAAGCCATTGCAGTTTCTTTTCTAAAGCCAGGTTTATTAAACCACTCTCTGTTTTCTTTAACCCAATCTGCTGCTAAAGGTGGAGTTTCAGCTTGTTTTTTTTCTACTTTAGGTACTGAAGCAGATAATTCTTCAGTTTTAGACATTTGTCCTCTAATATCAGCCATTTTTTCATAAAGTTCTACTTGTTTTTCAGTATTACCTTCTTCAATAGCTGTTTTTAAATCAGCAGAAACTGACGAATAGTTGTTTTTAAGAGTTTTACCAGCTAAATCAAAAGTTTTTTTCTCTAATTC